ACCTTTGTACACATTATCTTCATTAAGATTAGTTACTTTACCATTCTTGTTTACTTCTCTTTTAAGTACCATCTTTGCTCCTAGTTTAAATAGCCATTCACCTGGCATTTTTATTCCATACCACTTATCTCCAATAGCAAATCTCATAAAATTAGCAGAAGTAGGATCTGTATCTGTTGAATCTGGGAAGGCTTGTGCTAGTAAGAAATAAGTTCCCATCATAGCCCCCATACTTTGTCCTAATCTTTTAACAGCTCTAACCCTTCCTGTTTTAGACATATTCAAATTAACAATATCTGTATACATTTTAACATCAGATAGTCCATATCTTGCTGCGAAGAATGTTTCATTAAGTGCAGGGGATAGTACCTCCATCTTTCCTAGATTAGTAGTTCCAGTCATTTTGTTAGCATCACTAGCTGCTTCTTTTAATAACTGTGAATCTTTTATTGGCTTAATAAATTTCTTTCCTAGTTCTTCTGCTTTATCTTTTGCTTGTTTATACAACATGTCATAGTTAGCATCTGTAATATCAAGTTTTCTACCAAACTTCTTTTCCATAGCATTAACAGAGTTTTCATATATATCATATCTAGCTTTTTGTAGAGAAGCAGTAAAGAAATTGTCAAATCTATTACTAACAACATTATTAACAAGCTGTTCTTCAACACCCATTCTTAATCCAGCTTCTATACCCTCTGCCATTCTTCCTTTAGATAGCATCATAACATTCCATGCTTCCCATGCTTTTTTACCTCCAAGAGTTTTAAAGGCTTCTTTAAAAGTATTAAAAAATACCTTAGGGTTTGTAAGAAATATTCTAGGTCCTTGAATAGCTAATGATGATAAGTCATAAGTAGCTTTCATTGCTTTAAATGTACCAGACGATATATACTTTCTATTTTGGTCTAATAAATATAATAGTTTTTCTCTATTAGATAGCCCTTCTGTTTCTCTAGCCATAGTACTATCTTTTCCGAAGAATTTATTTTCACTAACCAACTTACCATTTTTCATTACTTGTGGTTTTTTAGCTTTAATTTCACCTATAGTTTTCTGTAGATCATATTTAGCTTTAGCATATATTGGATCAAAGTTACCATACTTATCTTTAGGTAATTTACTTGCTTCTTCGGCTACATTAGTAGCTTCCATTAACCTTTTACTATCAATATCAGATATCTCTAACCCATTTTTCTTATTATAAATATCTTTAGATAGGTTTTCAATATCCATTATTTCAGATGTTTTTACTTCACCCGATGTTTGCATATCCTCAAGAAGTTTTGCTTTTCTTTCTGTTTCTGCTTTTAATTTAGCTATAAATGATTCTCTTTTTTCAACATCAAGACCTTTAATAGTCTTAATCATATTATCATAACCTTGTTCTGTTTTTTTAAGAAGTTTAACTTTTTCAAATCTATTATTTATATCTTTTGCTGTTTTAAGATCGAAAAATTCACCCAACTTCTTTTCTCTTTGAAGTGAGTCTTTTATTTTGAAAACATCTTCAAACCCAGTTTTCCCGAAGTATTCTTTTGGTATACATAGTGGCATATTATTTACAAATTAAACTAGCTGCTAATTTTTTAATACTCAAGTCATCAAGTTGGACACTATCAATACTCTTTCGTATTTTATCTGCTATATTATTTATTTCAGACTTCTCATTCATCTTTGAGACAATATTTCGTTTCTTTCTTAGTGTATCGTTTATATCTTTAATCGCCCAATAAAAACTATTAGGTTCTCTGTTCTTTGCAAGGTTTATTTCTTGAGCTGATGGTTTAAATACATCAGAGGTTGCTAAATCTTTCATAAGAGTATAGTCATTTTCCTTTTTAGCTGCATTAAATAATTCAGAGTGTATAGCTCCTGATTTCACTCCTTCTGGGGCAGAATCTATACCCATAGCAACCCTTCTTGCTTTTTCCTTACCGAATGTACTTATATATGATTTAGCTTTTTCTCCCTCTGCTTTCAGGTTAATACTATCAACTTCCAGAGGACTATTTGAAGATTCTTGTTCTGCTTTTTGTGTTATTTCATCTACAGAATTTTTAAATGATTGTTCTTTAGGAATTTCTTGTGTTGGTGTATCTTTAATCACATTCGGAACTTCTGCTTGTCCTGGGGCAATATTTGGTTGATCAGCTTGGTTTAACCCTTTGTTTATAGGGTTAGTTCTAGGTGTTTTAGGGATTGTTTCTTGTACTGGTTTTGGGTGCATCTTCTCCCAAGCATTATCCATTTGTTTCATTATTGCTGGTGTAGGTGTTTGTTTTGTTCTAGTAAAGAACCCGACTTCATTATTTATAAAATCTTGTTTTGTTGTTGCTTTAGTTGCTCTAAGTTCTACTGGATTACTTGGTTTAACTTCTGGGGTAGTCCATCTAGCCCCAGGCTGTATATTTATATCAGGTTTAGGTGTAGCTTCTTTTGGATTAAAGATACCTTCTGTAAATCCAGGTCTTGCTTTTAAATTATCAAAAGGTGTACCCGCATCAGGTATTTTAAATTCTTGAGCATATTTAGATGCTATTCGTTCTTCACTTTGAGTTTTTAGGATCTTATTTACAGAAGAATTACCAAATAACCCAGACAATCCACCACTAAGGAATGTTGCTAATCCTGGCATAGCAACACCTGCATCCGTTCTACCTTCTTGTAACTTCATACCAACATCAGTTCCGTAACCTACAGCAGTATTAAATACTACATCTTTTGCAAATCTTTTTTTAAGTTGTTGTTTGGTTAATGCTTTTATTGCTTCTTTTTCAGCTTGACTTCCAATATACCCAGCAGATTTAGCTGTAGCAGATACAGAACCAGCACCAAGCATACCAGCTCCCATTAATGCTAAATTACCCACAACTCTACCTGTAGGTAATTGTGAGTTTGGAGCTAATGATTGTATTGTTTCGTCAGGTCCAGACATACTATTGTATGCTTTAACGAGAGCAGTATTATCTTTACCTAGTTTTTTATTTTCATTAATCTTTTTAACTAAGTTTAATTTAATTGTAGATTTTTGTTCATTTGCTTTATTAAGTCCGTCAAAATCACCCCTATTTACAGAAATAGATTCACCTAAAGTTCTCCCTGTACCTACTGTACCTGAAAACAAATTCTCCCCTAGTGCTTTCCCAAAAGGTATAATACCTGTGTTTGCTGTATATGTTCCATTGTATTGTTTTGTTGGAGTACCAGTAAGACGCTCCTTCCAAGAAGTAGATTTCTTTGGTAAAAGAGAAGCATACTTGTTCTTTGAAAAGTCTACTTCTTCTTTAGAATTATTACTTTGTAACAATACATCATATTTACCCATAAGTTAATTCCCTATGTAAGAGTTAAATAATGCACTTTGATTTGGGAAATCTTGCAAGAATAATTTTTTAGCTTTTACTATAGCTTCTTCTTTTTTTGCTCCCTTAAGTGTATTTAAGACTGCATCTAACTCTTGTAGGTCTGCGATAGCCGCTTTGTCTGTATCTTTTGTTCCAAGTAGTTGATTAACCCTTGTAAGTGATTTAGAATCATTAGCATAATTTTTACCTGATACTAATTTAATAGCTTCTTCGTAAGCTGCTCCTCCTGCCATCAATGCTCTAACTTTCTCAATGTTATCATTTGCTAGTGCATCTGCTTTAGCTGTAGCTTTTTCTTTAGCATCTTGTATTTCAGAAGCATATTTAAGTCTAATAGTACTCATGTCTTTATTAAATTCATGATCTAATTTCATACCTTCAAGCATAACCTCACGTTCAGTTTTAGACAAGTCTTGTGATAGTTTAAACTTCTTCTCGTCAACACCATCTTGTAATTGACCCATACGTTCATTCATATCAGATCTAATTCCTCTTTCAGCAAACTCAAATGATTGTCTTAATGATTGACGTTGAGCTTGGTATGCTTGTTCGAGTTTCTCAATACCAATAATTGCATTACCATCAGTATTCAAAGCTCCAATATGTGCTAAGAAATTAACTAAATTCTCTTTAGCAGTAATACGTTTTAATTCTAATTCTGCATCTTCACTGTCAAATTCAGCTTTCTTTTTATCTATTTCAAGTTGTGCTTTTTCTCTTATTGTTTTTTCTTGTCTTGCTAATTGTCTTTCGTAAAATTCAGTAGCACGATCAGCTTCATCTTTTGCTTGTTGAACCATACCTTTGATAATATCATTACCATCTGCATCTTTCTTACCAAATAGTATATCTTTTTGTGCTTGTGTGTAGTTTGAATTTTCTGCAATTTGTTGATTGAGTATTTTAGTCATTTCAGGAGATACACCAGATACGTTCTTTAAATATTCTGGAACTGTTTGTGGTGCAATTACACCATTAGATCCATTTTGTACTTTAGCTGCAATGTTATTCAACATCTCTTGAGGTGTCTTGTTTGCTTTTTGAGCTGCTCTATTAATAGAAGCTTGGAAGCCAGGATTGTTTTGATACTCACTCATTGCTTGTTGTGAACTTGTAAATTGTTTAGCAACATCTGATTCGTATTGAACTATTTTATTCTTTTGGAACTCTCCCTTAGTGCCTTCTGATTGGAATGGATCTGTTGTATTTTTAAGGAAAGAATCTGTAAGCCCAGTAACATTAGCTGAAATATTAGGTGAGATACTTACTTGTGGTGTAGGAGCATTAAATGAACTTGTTTGTGTAGAACCATCTGCCATTGGAGTTACTATCTTAGATGAAGCTCCACCAGAAGAACCTCCATCCATTTGTGGAGAATTAACCATGACACCTGGATTAAGATTAGACTCATAACCCATTGGACCTCCATTAGCTTCTAATCCTGTAAATTGTTTAGGATCAGGTTGACCTGGAGCTTGTGTAGGATTTACTAATTCTTTTGCATTAGATCCAAAGTTTTTAGCATAGTTACCAATAGTTTCAAATGGTGTTTCTGGATTATTGTTTATCTTAGGAGCATCTACTGGAATTTGATAATCACTACCTCTTTTGTCATAAAAAAATCCAGAATTACCAACAGAAGAAACTTGATCTTCCCCTTTAAATGGAACACCACTAAATGCACTTTTTATATCTCCAGGTAACGCCTTTAACCCTCCTTTTAAGTTATTAAAGAACCCTCCTTCGAATGGATTAGCAAATGTTGGTTGTTTATATTGAACAGTTTTATTTTTAGTACCAATACCAATAGCATCACGAATTATTTTAAATGGAGATGGAGATGTACTCTTTGCTGTAGTAGTTTTTGTAGATGGTGTTGAATATGAAGTAGCACCAGAAGATTTACTTGAACTACTAGATGTTTTCTTTGGAGCTATTGTAGTTTTTGATGTTGAACTTGAAACAGGAGCAGTTGATTTAGAACCACTACTAGAAGTTGTACTTCCATATGTGTTTATAGCTGCTTGTGTTTTAGGTCCAAGAATACCATCGACTTTCAAATTAGCTCCTTTTTTATTAAGTGCTGTTTGTGTAGCTTTCACTGATGATACACTTGGGGTAGATGCTTTTTTTGTTGTTGTTTTTGTTGCCATGTTAATTTAAAATCTTATAATCTGCACTCGATGATGTCCCTGTTGCAATGTAAACCTTTGCTAATACAGTATCAATGTAAATATCTCCAATCTTTGTTGGGGTAGAAGCTGGTGCAACTATGCCACTTGATATACCAGGAACTTCTGCCCAATGTTGAGCTGTTACATTCATTCTTACTGTTTCTCCGATTGTATGGGTTTGGGCTGTTGTACCACCTATTCCTCGATCAGAAAGATTAGATACTGTTACAAATGGTCCATAAGCATTTGTTCCAATTGCTGTATAATAAATGATCTCTCTTAGTGTTGAGTTATTAGGAGAAACAACTAACCAACCTGATGTGGGAACTGGGGCTTCTGCCACATTGAAGTCTCCTGTAGTTGCTGTCCAGTTTCTTGTTATTGTTGTTTTGTAAAAATTCTGTAGTGTTGTACTCATGTTATGGTTTAGTTACTGGAATTAAATATAATCTACAAGAAATCACCCCAGCTTCGTCATATTCTGGGTACATAAATCCAATATACATTTTTGTTGTATCTATATTTATTATAAATGAGCCATATTGTACATCTGAATAAATTGGTTTTATGCGTGTTGTTGTGCTAAAAGAAGAACCATCTATGCTTGTTAATTTGTATATAGAAGGAGATGCCATATCCATTCGTGCCATATATGCAGTTGTTCCATCCCACATAGTAGAATTTTGATTTTCCGCAAATGTTGCAGTTGTTACTGTTGCTGTTGATGCTTCTGTAAATGTTGTTCCACTCACTGTCCATTTTCTAGAAGTAGTTTGTGATGAATTACTAACCACATAAGCACTTGCCCCATCAGACCACACACCACAACTACCAGTCTGCACAACAGAGGGTACAGTCATTACTTGTTCACCTGTTAAGTCGGCAGCTAAAAATCGTGAGGATAGAGTTACGTTAGTACCTGTGTGTGTAAACATATAAATATAACTTCCAATATTTATTATTGCTCCATTATCTGTACAAGTAAGTGTGGGAGTTATACTGTGTGTTTCATAATATAACCCTGTAGCTGTGTCTTTTTGAAATCTATAAAGTTTTCCATTCCCTTGAACTCTCAAAAAAAAGGCTGAGCCATCAGTCATAGAACCTGCTGTAAATTCACCTGTTGAAAGTGAATCATTAGCACTTAAAGCTAAATCTTGCTGGAAAAAAGGAGTTGGTAATAATGATGCTATTGGAGAACTTTGCCAATCTGTTCCATTAGAATTCATTATATTTCCTGCTGTACTAGGTACAACAAATGGAATATTATGTGCTGTATTTACATTATCTGGAGTAAGAGCTAACGATGCCCCTGTTCCACCTGTAGCAGTTCCAGCATCAACTTCTGCTGGAGTAGCAATCTCTAAACCTCCCATAGTTGTTGTATTAGCATTAGATACACCAGATGCCACAATATTAGCAATATCTGTGTTCATGTCATTCCAATATTCGGCAGTAATGTTCATACGGATTGGTTCACCCACTGTATGGATCTGTTCTGTAGTACCACCAACTCCACGAACACTTACTGTAACATAAGGCCCATTAGAATCTGTGCCTGTAGCAGTATATTTAATTATTTCACGTATCGTAGAATTATTTGGAGAGATAACAAGCCAACCAGTAGACTGTGTTGGTGCTACAGCAACGTAAAAGTTACCAGTACCTATTGTCCAGTCCAAAGTTAGTGTTGATTTATAGAAATTCTGTAGTGTGTAACTCATTTGTTGTTTGTATTATACCATACTAATGATTAATTGTCAATTATCTTATAGACACTATTCCACCAGGAGCAAATGTTTCTTTTTCTTGTTTTGTTCCAGTAAGAGCAAATTGAGCTATTGTAAATGTTTCTGATAGTCCACTATTACTCAAAGCTACAGTAATAGATTGAGCTTTAGAAAGGAAAGAAACACGTCTTTTGATGAACGGAGCAGATACAGGAGATTGTCCGAATCCATCTGCAACTAGGTTTTCACCATAGTCAACCTCACCAATAGTAGCCAACTCATCTTCTGTTCCAAGTCCAATATAGAATGTTTTTCCTTGAGAAGTTCTAATATCACTCTTATCTTGGTATATAGTAACAGCAATCTTTGCTTGAAGGTTTTTAAACATCAAGTCTAAGTATCGGTAGATATTAAACAAGTTAAAGTCTTTATCTTCTACTTTCTTGAATGTTACTGTCCCAGTAATAGCAACAGAGTTGTCATTAAGTAATGAGTCATCCCATTTAAGTGTAGCAAATGGTGTGATATTCTTTATAGAATATACAGTATTATTTATAGAATATAATTCTAATGATTTTGCTTTATCTCTTGATGTATATTTTGTCCAACTATTTTTATACAATGTATGGCATACATATAAAGTGTCATTAAGTGTTGGAGTGGTACTAGAAAGAGCAACTGATAAATAAAATCTACGATTGTTATAATGACACGCAACATAAGGATAATTTGTTTCAGAAATAGTAAGTAATGCTTCTTTAATTGGTTCAGAGAGTACAGATGAATTAAGTCCAAGAACTCCTGTTTGTTGATCTTTAAATCCAAAGGCACGAACTTCTCTACCTGTAAAGAACCAGATATCATTTTCTACCCATACAACAGATAATCTATTACATGCTCCATAACGATTAGATTGGAGTTCTTGTTTATTGTAGTAAGTACCACCAACATCTTGTACACGAGTTACTTTCCAAATAGAGTTCTTTTTAAATACAAGTAATGCTCCGTAATAGTTTTTAAGAGAAGTAACAACATCTACTCCAAGAGGTTGGAATAAATCACTACCAGTAAATGTAGTAATAGTAGTTACGTTTGAATAGTATACAGTAAGTGGTTCTGCTGTTACACCAGCAACATAAAGACGATCCTCAAAGATTTCAAGAATGTTTCCTTTTGGAATACCAGCACAGTCTGTAAATGTTGTACCATCCCATGAGAATACTGTATCTACTGTGTTTGAACAATAAAGGACATTATTATATACAACATAAGCCATCTTGGCATCTGCTGTAACAGTTTTTGATGTATCTTCCCATAGTAATGTTGTTATGTTGTATTTTTGTAATTTAGTTCCTTTAACACGAATAAAATATGATGTCCCATCTTTCTTCTCGTAATTAAACATTGAGTGTATTGCTGTTGTTTCAGTTGCACCAGAAAGAGAAAAGCCAGTATCTTTTGATAGATAACCTGTTTCGATAAAGTTCATGTTACTAGGAACACTTCTTCCACGTGTATCATCAACATCAATGGCATCAACCATATTGTCTTGAATGATACTAAATTTTGACTTCTTAAAAGGCATTACCAGTAATTAGCACTACCACTAGCAGTATTGCCACCTATTAGGTTTTGATGAGTAAACAACTGTCCTCCACGTTGATTTCCTTCTTCATAATTACTTTGGTTAGCCATTTGTTTTGTTAGTTTTGCTTCATACTTTCCTGCGTAATATGCAGATAGTGATTCGTCTTGTAGATCCTCAAATGCTCTCTCAAGAATACCATAAACAATACATTCATGGAAATATTCATTTACAGAAGGGGTAGAACCTGTTGTTAGTGTTGTTGCCGCAGGATAGAATTTTATAGCAAGAGAAGTTGTTTCTGTTGGGTATACTTTAAAGTAACCACCTTCTACTGTAATCATCCTGTCAAGTGTTTTGTTATCAAAATCTTCAATAGAAACTTCCTCAAATACATTATTAGAAGAATCTTGAGCAGATCCATAAAGTGTACCAAAGGTTGCTGGAACAGCCACAGTACCACTTGTAAATGTCATTGTTTGTGATTGTATTTTATCAGCAGTGAAAGTACGTTTAATTATATCTTGCTGTGCAAGGTTAGCGTATATTAGAAGTGTCTCATCAGAAATAATTTCTGTTGTTGCTTCTAACAGTTTTGCTCTAGCTAATGAAAATATCTGAATAATTGTGAGTGCCATTTTTGTTTAAGTTTAATTAATAATTTTTATAAACCTATCCCCACCCTCCGTAGAGAGCAGAGTAGGATTACAATTGCGATTAAGCAAGTGTTCCTCTCAAAACAGCACCATGACCACGATTACCAGCAAAGATTTTCTTACCCCATACTAGCAAACCTTTACATGTAGTGATAAATGTATCCTCTGACATTTCAGATGGTATAACAGATGTCTTCATGATTTGCAAAGCCATAGAACAGTAAGTTTTATTACCAGCAACGAAGAAGTAACCAGTTGTGTTGTTACCTTTGATGTTTTCAGTTGTAAGAACTTTGAAACCACCGATAGTACCAATCAATCCTTTTACCACAGCACTGTCGTAAGCACCTTGTACTGCTGGGATAAATTCTGGAGCTTGCAATAGCAAACCTTCGAATTGAGAGTTTACAACTAGGAAACGATCACTTTTTGGTGATAGAGATTTACCAAGAGCTGTACGAAGTGCAATGATGTATTGGTATACATTTGACTTTGTAAGAGCTAGGGCTGTAGCAGCTTTAATTGTGTAAGCTGCACCTGAGATTACGCCACCTGTGTAAGCAACACCATCAAGGTCTTTGATTGTGATAGATGTACCAGATGAGTAAGCTGTAACCAAATAAGATGTACCTGTAGCACTTGGAACGAAGATTCCACCAACCATTGCAGCTGTGAAAGTTGTACCTGAACCTGTAACTACACCTGTAGAAGCAGCAACAGCCGCTGTACCTGTAGAGTAGTCAGTACCAATCATATTGTCGCCTTCTACACCTTCTGCCATGTAAGTTAGGATGTCAATGTCAACTAGGTCTTCCATATCATTCTTAGTATTTTTTGCATACTCTGTGATAGCTGGAATATCGTTTTGCATTTTGTCAATATCGTCAACACCGAATGAGAAGTAATATTGTTTGTCAATGATCAAATCTTCATATGTAGGTGTCAATTCTTGTTTAACAAGAAGCATACCCTTTGTGTAAGCAGAAAGAGCAATCTTACCTGCTGTACGAACACGAACTCGGTCGCCACTATCTTTGATAGCACCTTCATAAGCTGTGTTTGTGATACTTGGGTATATAGTATCGTTGTAGAGTAATTCTACGAGTTTCAATGAGTACTTCACTGGTGTGAAAGCAGTCATTACTGGAGTTATAACTTGAGACATAAATTTTTTAAATTAAATAATATTGTTAATGTCGCAAATAATTTTGTGTTATATCTTACCTGAATCTAAATCAGAATTATATTCTTTAGACAGTTGAGCAAACTTTGCTGGATTTTCTTGAGCCATTCTTGACCAATCACTCAATGAGCGTTTAGCTGTTGTCTCTTTCATTCCTGCTGTTGTTCTTTCTGCACTAATACGATTCAATTTTTCTTCGGTTTCTTTAGCACCTATATCTTTAGCTTTATCAAAGAGGTGTATTTTCGCAACATCTTGCAAGATGCTTTCGATATTTTCAGGAACATTGTTAACATTGTAATATTTGTTCTTGAACTCCTCACGTGTATCAGCTAATTCAGGGAATTTTTGAAGTGTTTTTTCGAAGGCAGTATCCCATGTTCGCTCTGCATACTGTTTTCTAGCAAATGCTATTGCAGGATCTCTGTAGAGTTCCTCTTTAGCTCTGCTTGTTACAGTATTAGTGTAAGCGATTAGGTTATTACGTGCATCTTCATCTAAATCCTCAAATCCTGGATATAAATTATCTACGTTTTGATCCTGGACATGTTGTCCTGAATCTGTACCTTTTAGCTCGAATTGCTCTTTAAGTAGCTTATTTTCTTCGTAAAGACGTTGGGCTTCTTTAGCTGATTCGCTAAACTTAGTTTTGTAATCAATTGCAGACTCGGTATTGTTTGCATTTGCGTTTGTAGAGTTATCGTTCTCTTGCGTTCCTTGATTAGTATCTTGAGAGTTGGCGTTTGCGTTCTCATTTACATTCTCGTTGGAGTTTGCATTATCATTGTCATTCATAATGTATTCGGCGTTCCCGAAGGAGTTTGCCACATTAATTTATAATGACCTTTTAGGGTAGTCTAACCACACACTTATTTTATTTTTGAAATAACACCTTTCTTGTTCATCTTGAACTTTGTCTTAGGCACAATTTGTTTCATTGGTTTTATTGCAGGTCGTGCCATTGGTTGAGTTAGTGGTTTACCAGTTGGCATTGTTGGAGTTTGTTTTACTGCTGTTTTTGTTACTTTCTTAACAGGAGCTTCACCTCCCCATCCAGCACCAATAGATTTCATTGGGACTCTTGTACCATTTGGCATAGCCACTCCCTCATCTTTACTTATTACTTTTCCTTTTGTAATCATTATATATTTGTTAATTGTTCAATTGCTTTCTTTGCAAATTCTTTCTCGACTTTTGGTCCATTTAAGAAAGTAAGAATTTTTTTTATAAGTCGGATTTCAGCTTTTCTAAACATCTCATCTTCTTTACTAAGATTCACTTCTGTTACACGTGTAACTGCCATACTTAGTTCATCTTCAAGGAAGTTATTAACATCTTTATCTGTAAGTTTTCTTCCTTGTAGTGCCTGTTCCCATTCATTGTAAGTTGCCTTTTCATCAGCATTGAGTTCCTCGTAAGACTTGACACCTATTTTTTTTAAGAATTTTTCTAACATATTATTTTGTTACGCCATTTAAGACGTTTGAATTAGAATCTTTAATACTATCTTGTGGGTTATTAACATCACTTGGAGCATTTTGCATAGCGTTAAGTGGTTGTTGTGGGTTCTCACCAGCCATGATTGTTGCAATTTCTTCTGTAGTGAAATCAAGCAATTCAAGTTCTTTCTTTTTAGCAAGCATGATTGCTGCTGGGTTGTTCATGAATGAATTTTTAATGTACTGTAGTTTTTTAAGATCAAAGTCATCAGCAATACTCTTTTCTGCTTCAATCTCAACTTTAACTTCGTATCCGTTAGGAGCTTTCCAGTCTGACGGATAAACTTCTTTTGAGTGATAGTTCCCATCTTCTCCTTTTTTAAAGAGTTTCATTGAACCGATTGAATTTTCTTTCAATAATTCATAGAATAGACATCCGAGTTCCTTCCAAGCTGTACGATAGTTTTTAGATACAACTTGGTTGATTCCTTTTGAATTAGCCAATTGTAGTTGTACTTGTCCTAGTGTTTGTTCTCCAGCTTCCTTAACTCCACGTTCCATTGGTGTTTGAGCAACAGAAGATTGGATGAGAGTCTTGAGCCAAGTAATTTGGTTCGAAACATCATTAAGGGGTTGAATGTCAATTTGCTGTACTATTTCTTTTGGATTTCCTGGTACACCATACATTCCGAAAGGTTTAGGATCAAATGCACGAGGTTGAAATGTTCCATTAAGGGTGTTGAAGAAGTACATTCCGAAGTTTCTGTAAGTTCTGTTTTCAAGGTCTTGAGAGATATACATGTTTGTAATTTTGTTGAAAGTACGAACATTATCTGCAATACCATCTGACCAGAAATCAACTGAATCAGGGTCAGAAGCCCAAGTAACAATAGGAATCTTTGTTATTCCAATAGCTTCTTTAAGTGGCTTATCTTGTAGAACAACTGAATCAGTTGCGATTATTCTTAGATGACGAACAAAAGCATTATCTTTCTCACTCCAAACAAGTTTATAGTCTTCATTCAATTCAACAAGAACATCAGATGCTCCGAAGTCATCAAAGTTTGTAACTCCAAGATTTTCCAATCTTTGTTTACGCATTTGATATGATTCTTCGTCTGTAGCAGCTTTTATGATGCCAGTTTTTGTGTCGAGGAATTGTTTTAATTCTTTCTTACCTTCTGCTGTGTAGTTTGGGTTAGCAAGAATTTGTCTCAAGGAACGATAGATGTGAGTTCTGATAACATAGTTAGCAGTATTCATATCAAGCGGATTAACACGTGGGTCAATTTCAATATCGTAAGGATCAATCAAGTCTATGAATATTTCTCCTCGATCTATACCAATGATTTTAAATCCTCTACCTTGTAATCCAACAGTTTTCTTTTCTATGTTATCAAGAATATCAAGTTTTAGTTTATCATAGTAGTAAGCATAGATTTCATTCATTAGAATTTCTCCATCCTTATCTTTATTTGTTTGATCTCTTGTTTCGAACTTTAATTTTGGAGCTTCATCAATCTTAGAAATCCAACTTTGAAGTGTCTCACGTATGATTGGAACATTAATTGGTTGACGTTGTGTAAGTCTATTAGTATTTACCTTATCACGAAATAAAGAATAGTTCTCATTCCATTGGAGGTATCTACGTTCCTTATATTTTGTAGACTCATCCTTATCTTTGATGTGGTCTGCGATGATTTGATAATTTTTATCCATTGTTTATTTAGTTTGCAACTACTGCAGAGTAAGAACCATCTGTTGTAACAACAACCTTGAAACGAATAAATCCAAAGCGTTCTGGTATTGAGAACAAAGATGATGTATTAGATGAAAGAGTAGATGATGCAACACGTGTATCTGTTTGTGCGTTTGTATTTGTTACGTTAGATGTAAGTTTGTTGTAAGCTAACCAGTTTACATTATCATTTGATACTTCACAAGTAAATACTCCATTACCAGAAGAAATACTTTCTGCAACAAATTGTACTGTTGCTGGAATATCTGTATTTAATGCAAGTGGGTTAGAATAACTATAAGATGACCATGCTACGTTTGTAAGAGTTTCTGTCATTGTCAAAGCTGTAAATGTAGGATTCAATAGTGTTAATACTGTTGATGATGTACTTCCTGTTAGATTAAAGCCAGTCAAGATTGCTTGTGTAGCTGCTGATAATGCAGTATAGTTTGCATCAGAAGCTTTTGCTGGGTTTACAATAACATCAAGGATGTGTTGTAGGTTTGCTGCTGCTGTACCAATTTTAATTTCACCTTCAACTGCTGGACCTGCTGATAGGTTAGTTACAAAAGTAAATACAACTGCACCAGATGGTGCTGTCATTGTTACTGTATGTCCGTTAGTAAAAAGACCTGATGATGTTAGGAAATAATGACTCGCTTTGGTTAATGATACTCTATCTAATACTTTAGTTAATTGCATTTGGGTGTTTAGTTAATTTATATGGCTGTATTATAACATACTTTAGTTTTATTGTCAAGCATTAAATTCCTAGCTCTGGGTAGAGAGGTTCAACACCTTTTGTTTGGAAAGAATTAGTGTATGCATTAATGTGGATAGGTTGTTGAGGTATCTGCCAGACAGCTAGAGCTAGAGACATAATTCTATCATCGTGTTTTCCATCTGGAACTTGAATTTTAGTTGTTCCATTCTCATTCAACTCATAAGACATTGATTTAAGTTCTGTAAGGAGCACCTCATCATCTGGAATCTTGATCTTATCTTGCTCTAGGAGAATCTGTAGATTCTTTAGAAGGTCAGTTCTGGATGCTTTATTGAACCTAAAAGGCTCAATATTCATACCCCTAGCATACAAGTCATCGAATATAGGTTCTCCAACACCTGTAGAGTCCATTACAATACGCCCTTTGTTATATCGAAGGTATACGTTCTCAATACGTGCTTTTTGTAGGTTATAATCCATCTGGTTGAAGGAATCCTGCTTTTGAAGGTGAAAATCGTTGAGATTAAAGGGTGAAATAACAGTAAAGTCATTGTATTTTGCCAAGTCAACTCCGATCTGGTAGAGTGCAAGTTCTTTAGGTTGGTATTCCTCTGTTTTATAGGTGTTTTCATCCACTCTACGGAAGAATCCAAGACCATTGTCTATGAAAGTACAGTAATACTCCTGTTTAAAGAGGTCCTGTGGCATCTCATTTTTAGCTTCTGCTAGTTGTTCAGGTGAAAGTGCCTTTGTATCGTCTACTGTGAGTGTTTGAACAAACCAATTCTTGTCATTCTTAACACTTTGCATCAGATCATAGGCATGGTTAGTTCCACGAGGGGTCATAATGAAGATAGCAAACCCATCGTTTTCACGTAGAATAGGAGAAATAAAGTTCCATACATCAGGTTTCATAAGAGAATATTCAGAGAAGACAACTCCAATAGGGTTTGTTCCGACAATACGATCAATATTATCAGCTCCAACCATTTGTAGAATAGAACCATTAACAAGTTCTATAATCATGTCTGATTGGTTAATGGTTTTTACTATTTCTTTTGGGAAGTGATCTAGGAATTTAAACCCATTCTTGTCAGCTCCAGTCCAGATAACTTTCTTTGCCTGAGAATAGGTTGGTAGGAAGTAATAGTAAGTACCTACACGTTCCATCATCTTCTTCGAGAGATTGGCGAAGATAGTTTTATCTTTTCCAGAACGTCTATGAGCAACCCAGAACAATCTCTTAATACCTGAATCCCAGGCTTTTAGGATTGGTATTTGGTATTCTCTTGGTTTAAACTTGTGGGGTAGTGTTATCTCCATCTGTTGGTTCTGTAATTACATCTCTAATAACGACCTCCTCAATTTGTTTTATAGTATCATCTACTGCCTTATCTTCTATCTGTTTTATATCATCATTATTAGCATATGAAATAGAGTTAATCTTAATCTCACTATCCATCTTACCAACAACCTCTGTCTTAGTAGAGTAACCTTCGTCTTTAAGAAGTGTTCCCGCTACATACTTAGATACATCCATAACAGTTCTAAATAGATCTTTATCCACTTCTTCTTGTTCTGTTCCATCTTCCAATAGCTTCATCTTAGACCATTGAACATCCAATCCACGACTAAGATTTCTCTCTGCCTTACTACCTATTGAAGATCTCTTTAGTTTCTTTAGCTTCTCTTTAAACCAAGTCATGTTTCTTATGTTAAGAGCAGTGTTCTCCGAAAAACCAGCATCTCTAGCAGCTTGTCTAGCAGAAGGGAATCCTGTTCTTAAAGACTTAACATATAAGTCCCAACACAACTGTCTTCGATCTCCATCCAACCTACCCAAGTATCTATCCTTAGGAGGGGTTACAATATTACCAGCTCTTGAGATATAAACTTCCTCTTGACTACCATCATCAAGGGTTATAAGCTTTGTATTCTCATAATCTTCTGGAGCTAGTGTTCCTTTATCAACATTAATTTCCATTATTTAGATTTCTTTTCTGATAATTTCATTGCTTCATCTATCATTGCCAAGATGTGAGCCTTAAACTCTTTATTATTACTTAGGGGTAGTACAAAGTTTACATTCTTTACAGTATCTTTAGATCCAGTGAATAACTGTAGTGTACCTGATATAGTAGCAGAACGACCTACAAGTGTGTCCTTCTCATCAGGACTTTTAAATACATCATTATCTTGTATGTGTATAGTTAATCTCTTAACCTTACCTTTATAATGATCTGTTAATGCAAACATATTCTTTATTTGTTTTTTCATATGTTACATATTATAGCATATATTAGTTTCTTTGTCAATACCACTTCAATGAAAAAGACTTGACAAGATGTTTTGAATATGATATAATAGATTTACATTGGATGGCTGGAGAACCAGTAACAAACTTCTCGTACCACATTGAGGAATGAGAAGGGAATATCTTTTTCTGGGGGTCTTTTTCTTTTATTTCTTTTTTCTCGGACTTATTTTCTTTTGTTTTCTTTTAAGATGGTAATACTTAGGGCGATTTAAATACTCTACTCTCTTAGGGTCTTTAATACAAATACTTGTAGTATGAATCTCTGTGTAAAACCAGGGATCTTCTTTTGTTTAGGTTTGTAATACAAATATTTATGAAAAGTGTGTGGTGGTATTTTGACCGCTTCGCCCGCCCCAACGCATCTTCCATTCCCTCCTGTCGTCTCTCATTTCTTTCTTATGTCATTTATATGAAGCTATATGAATGTATAACAAAAGAAATAAAAGAATATGATATATAGTACACCTACACACCCTTTGAAGCGTTATAGAGCCTTTTAGAGCTATTGACAGTTGGTCTAGCTTGTGATGTTGTAGATGTCAAGAGGTTTGGGAGCGTACCATATGTTACAGCAGTTGTCAAGAGACTTGCATAACATCTCATACTATGCTACATTATAAGATTTTGCGTACACTTGACACTTGACTATCTTTTGTTTTCTAGTGTTATTTTACAAGCTTTTTACTTGCACAACAAAATAATAAGCGTATAATTATTGTATGATCTAGTCCATCATAAATAAAAAATTAAAAATAATATAATAATATATATATGAAGTGTAAAATACAAAATTGTAGAGGTTGTATATATCAAAATAATGATAGTGTACAAATTAATAGAATGGATGTATTAATGATCCTTTTATTAATATCTTTATTTGCATTAATGTTATGTGTTGGGAATGGTTGCGATAGTACTAAGATCTGTTAATAATTAATTAAAATAAATATATGAATCATACCAAAATATATGTAGGAAGTAACAACGAAACGGGTTTTTTGGAAGTAGAGAAAATAAAAGAAGTATTGGAAGGATTGGAAGCATACACTTTAATTATTGCGGGGGGATATTGGAAGGGTAAACACGAAAATACAGCAATTATTGAAATATACGGGGATTATAACTTGGGGATCATACCCGAATTGAAACGTGTATGTATGCAGGAATCAATTATGGTGGTTGAATCAATAGTAAAAGTAACTTTTTAATTATATGGTAACTACAAATATAATAATACATTTTACGGGTTGCGGGTATTATTACACCACAGAAAATGGCGTGCAATTATGTAAAATGTATAAAAAAATTAATAATTTAAAGAAATACGCAAAACTATGGCAAAGAAGGTAGCAAGCCAGATCAAGAAGTTAGAAAAGGTATTGATAGGTTGTAGGGAACACATTATTAGGGTAGCCACTATGTCGAATGGTGAAGCGATTTATAAGAAGGTAAAAAAATAATCTTATGATTAAATGTATCGATTGTAAAAAAGAATTTGTGGGTATGGAGGGTAAAGAAGACACTTGCCCTAGTTGTTTAAAGAGTGTATTGCAAGTGAATAAAAAGATCACAATACCATTTAGTGAGGAAGACTTGCAAGAGTTGTTAAATGGTGAGAGTTTTGATTGGACTTTTGATGGGGTCGATGTACATTTATTTATGGGTTGTGAACACGATAATACAGAAATGAATCATGATGGATCTTTCTGTTTAGATTGTGGTGAAGAATTATAATATGACACAAAAAGAAATAAAACAAAAGATGAAAGCATTGGATGTAGCTTGGGATAAGATAGATAAGTATTTCGAGCCAAGATACAAAAAAGCTACAACACTAGAAAGAATAAAAATTAGAGGTGTGCAGATGTGTATTTCTAAAATAGTCGAGCTTGAAATAGAATTATCAAAAGAAGAAGATAAATAACATGATAGACATTTGTAAATGTGATGATTGTGATATGACAGAAGCAGAGATCGAGAGTCGAGAAGATGAACAGTCAATAGTTAAAGAGAAGAATTATTATGTAGAATTATAATTTATGAGCAAAGGTAAAAAAACAGGTGGTAAGATAAAAGGAAGCACTAATTTATGGAGTGATGGTGATTGCAAGCCATGTTTACAATGTAGAAATACGATCTATCGCTATCAAACAAACATGCAAGGATTAAAATATACTGATGTTAAATTTTGTGATGAATTTTGCTCTTATGAACACAGGTCGGAAATAAATAAGTCAAGAAAAATAAAAAAATGATTATGGCAAGGACAAGTGGTAGACAGATTGGAGGTATGAATATATGGACAATGGGTGATTGTAAGGTGTGCAAGAACTGTCCTAGAATAATTTTTAGATATCAAACTTCAATGAGAAATTTGAACTATGAAGCAGAGAAATATTGTGATGAGTTTTGCAAAGCAGAGGGTCGATCAAGAAGTTATAAAGAAACATTATTAAGTAAAAATAAAAATATATGTACACAGTAAAAGAATTAATCGAGATGTTGAAATTGTTTCCACAAGGATTGAAAGTGCAGTTAGATTTAGATGGTGCGATCTACAATGATATGCACTTAGATAGGGTTGGCAAAGATAGGGTCGTGATCTTTAGTAATGGTGAGCCAGAGTTTTAGTCTATGGGAAGGTATAGAGTGGAGAGCAAAACATTAACCCAAAAAGAACTAGAGAATGGCATATGGCAATTCCTTTTAGATCATGCGAAATGTTTTGATGATAATCTATGGAAGGTAAGTCTGATGATGAAAAGTAAAGATGAGGTAATGAGTAGGATATTTGCTAGAGCTTCTCTTATGTATAAAATAAAAGATGAAGATAAGATCCAAGCAGAGCAAAGAAAACAAATGATAGTCATTTCAAATCTATGCAAAAAGCAATAGCTGAACAGCAGTCAAAGAGAGATAGGTTACCAAAGTATAAGAAGATGGTAGTTGTAGGGTTGATAAACTTGTCAGATCGTTTGTTAAAGAAATGGAGTATAAAACATTAAAGTATAGAGTTTTAAGAATTTATTAATTATAGCTCGCAACTTACTGCGGAATTAAAATGGAAAATGTAAAAGTTGGGGATTATTTAGAAGTTAGCTGTGGTAAATACAAGTGCCAAGTTGTTGCTTCTATTATGGTTGGGAAGAATTTAACATATATCACGAATGATTGTGATAATGATTATGTTAGAATTTTTAATAGTACACAAAATATTACTAGTTTCACACCATGGGTAGAACCTAAAGAAGAAATAGAGGAATTAACTGTTAGTGAAATTTCTCAAAGACTTGGTAAAACCATTAAGGTTGTAGAATAGTTATCCACAGAAGAACACTTGACAAGGTAGTAAAAGAATGGTATTATAAGAATAGGACAACATGAACACACGGATTTAATTACAGCATAGAGTGTCCGACAACATAATACCACTTAATATGACACAAGGGTAAATTCCAATGGTGTAATAGTTATGAGTGGTATTTTTGTTGGTTAGCGTACTTTAAAAGAATTGTGTATAGAAAAGGCTAGGGAGTTCGCATTGAGTGTTGCGTAAAAAATGCAACTGCGAGAGAGGAGTGATTACCTTTCTTTAAGATACATAGGTCGTGAGTCCTTAAGGAAACTCGGTTAATCAGAGGTTAGAACTTTAAAATATGCCCCTAGCCTTCTCCGTACATAATTCAAAGGATAGAGGGTGGAAAGTAGAGCTAGAAAAATAACGAGCACTGGTGTCATAGGCTGTCGGACATCTGCAATAAGCCCAAAGCTCTACTTCCTGCTCTTTATCAAACATTATTAACCATTAAGAAGATAATATATATGGAAAACATAGAATACAAAATTACAGAAGAAATGTTACAAGCTCTATTTCAAGGTAAAAAGGTTGTTTTTGATTATGTTGGACGCCCACAAATTACACTATACCCACCAAATTATGGATATTTTATAACCTATGAGAAAAAAGCAGAGATAGAATATATGGCTTTCAATAGAGCATTTGAAAAGATTGTTGAACTATTAAAAGATAACTAATTATCATCTAAAGTAAATAAGACAATATGTCATCAAATACAAACAAAGAGGAAAAGTGTACTAGATGTGGTATTCCAAAAACAGAATGGAAAGGAAGATGGCAAGACCCATTGTGTAAAGTTGGAGAAACTACGTATGATACACATTTAGAGAAACAAGATGTCCCTAGCCCAAATCCTTTAGAGGAATGGATTGAGAAATGTCCTAGGTGTGGTGGTCAAGAATTTTCTATTCCAGAATATATCTGCGATAAATGTCATTGGCAAGACCCTGTTGTAGCTAATCCTTTAGAGGAAAAAACATATATTCAAAAATCGGTGATGTATCGTCAAGAGGAAGTTTACAATCAAGGGGTAGCAGATGGCAAACTGGAGATGGTTGAGAAGATAGATGGGGCAAAAATAATAAAAGAAGAAAGGTTACCTTATGAAAATTCTCCTGAAATATATGGCAATAAAAGGTTAGAAGCTTATAAAAAGGGCTACAACCAAGCATTACAAGACATAAAAGATACCCTCTCTAATCAAGTAGGGAAAGAAAATGAAATATAAAAAAGGAACATTCGTTGTAGTCCCCATAGATAGGCTTGAATTAGTCCCAGCAATGGCACAAGCCTTATTTATGTGGCTATGTAAATATGCAGATGAAGATGGAACCTGTTTCCCTTCTAGGAAAAAGTTGGCAGGTCATTTATCATGCGACATGAGAACAGTAGATAAACACCTTGGTTTTCTTTGTGAGATTGGCGTTTTAACAAAGACAACACGCAAAAAGGCAGGATCAAAAGAGAATATGAGTAATCTTTATCATATACAAATAATCCCCCAGGTAGAGCAAGAAATGCCACTAGGTAGCGAAGTTTTTGTACCCACCCCTAGCGAAGAAAATGTACCTGTAACTATATCCAATATTAACTATACTAACTCAACTATAATACAACCAGAGGTTGTGGAAGAAGTTGTTGCAGGAAATACCCTCCCTATTGATCGAGGTAAGACTTCTATTCAGAGGTTACTCTCTATCTACAAAGATTGTTTCCGCCACCTTTATGGGTTCTATTACAAGCCTAACTTTGGGCGGGATCTCAAGACATTCAAAGAACTCTTGGAACAATACACCGAACTCCAGCTTGCCCGCTTAATGGTTGCCTACTTTACTTGGAATAATGATAGCTTCCTTTTAAACAATACCTACTCGATCCAAGTTTTTAAAAGCTATCTCCCAAAACTCGAAGCTCATGTCCGTAACATTGAAGGAGAACCATTTGATGACGATGACAGCAACTTGACAAAGGTTGGAGAATACTTTGTAAAAGTTATTAACATTGACAAGGTCGCTATAAAGTAATAGAATAAATATATGAGTAAATTACCAAGTGAACGTGTAAGAGAATTGGCAAAACAGGTTAATAAAAATCCCAACGCAAATGATTTACAGTATGTAATCGAACAAATACAAGCAATACTGAATTACCTAGATGAGCAAGCCAAAGAAAATCAGCCAACAGAAACAGGTTGCAAAGAGTGTGGTTTTTCAACTGAACTTTACTCTAATGGTAAATGTTGGAGTAGTGTATGTAAAGGTAAGTAACTTTGACAATAACATAGTGGGTCTATGGGGAAATCTAAGGAGTAACAATCCTACTGGGTATTGAGAGATACTAGAATCGTAATCTAACAGGTTTTCCCACAGGCTCATTATAAAATAAATAACATAGTGAGTCGCAAAGCCCGTCAGTTTAATATAGTGGTGGTACTCTATCAACAAGAGATGTCAGCAAAGGCGGTAATCGCAAGCACAGACTAAAGCCAGTTGAATATATTAGACGGGGTTTCTGGCTCATTATGTAAATAGGAATGGTGTATGTTTACTAAAGGCAAAATTAACAAAGAATTATATTATGGAAAACACAACAGGTAGAGAAATGACATATGGAGAAAAAGCAGTAGGATTAACTTTTAATCCGAGCAATGACCCAAAAGTTCAAAAAGTAAAAGAATTGTACGCAGAAATTATTGATATAGTAATCAATAATGCTTATCCAGTAGAGGGAGGTAAAACTACTGAAATGCAAACATTATCAACAGAAGCTATAAGACAAGCTCAAACAGCTCAAATGTGGGCAGTCAAAGCTATCACTTATCAGTTTTAATTAAGATTTTGCCTTTAGTATGTGTACATCATCAGTTAAGTAGTTAGTATTATTAGAATAAAAGAAGAAAAATATTATGGAAGAAGCAAAAAATAGCATATCATATTTTTGGAAAGAAAAAGGACACTTAGACTATGCAAATTCTGAAAAAGATTTAGAAATGTTTCCTGAAATAAAATTCGCATATCAGCAACTAAAAATGATTTCAAAATCAATAGATAAAATGGTTGAAGATTTATATTATTAAACTAACACAGCTATTCCTAGCTTAAAGGAGAAAAAGAAATTATGAAATATAAAGGATTAAATAAAATATATTTTGGTATAGGAATTGAAGACGATTTTTCGACATTTAATCATAAGTTCTTTTATTTTTATTGGTTTAAATTATTAAAAGAAAGCCCTGAAGGTGAAATGTTAAAAAGAGGTCGTGATTATAAAGGATTTATTATTAATTATAGGTTTAGAATTCCATCATTTGGGATAAAATTCTAACACCCAATAAAGGGTATAAATGATATGAACTTAACAAAAAAAGATATTTTAGAAATAGTGGCTAGTATAATTGGGGTTTTTGCTTTTATTTATTTAATTGTATTGTTAATGCCACCAATAATTTATTACACAACCCAATGGAATCAAAAGTGGGAATTACAAGCTAACAAATAATAACTATGGGAAAAATAAAACCAAATGAAATAATAGGAATACCATTTTTTATAGGAATGATTGTGTTTCTTGTCTTTAATCTTTTGAGCCCTTGCGTTGAATATTTTATTCTAGAAGGATTTTGCGGAATTATGGCAATGATATTTTTAAGCTATTGGGGATTAACTACATTTAATAATTATTTTAAAAACTAATCTATGCCAAACAATCAAAACAAAGTAGAGAAAGAAAAAAGTGAAGTCGTAACACTTTTGAAAGAAATTCTGGATAAGATAGATAATATCGATTCAGAGATTTATAGTTTAAAACACGCCTTAACGTGTAAGGATTGCTAATATGAAAACAAATAAAACAACAGGAACAGAGTATACCCACCCAATAACAGAATCCACCCCCCAATCAGTAGAGAAAGAAGTGTGTGAACATCAGATAAATTCAAGAAGTATTTGTATACATTGTGACTTTATCCCCCAATCAAACACACTAGGTACTACAATGGAGGACAGGTTTGATGAAAAGTTTTTAAACCCAGACGAATTTGATAGTAGTTCACTTTTACACCCAGTTTATAATAATGGAAAAATTGGGCATATGATTGAAGATATAAAAGTGTTCATCAACAAAGAAATCGCCCAATCAAAGGCTGAAACAATAAAGGAGATAGATTACGAATTTTGTGGAAATATGCATATTATTAGAGAAGAAGCAGGGAAAAATCAACTACTTCTAATCTCAAAAATAATGAAAGCATTTAAGAGGTCTTTATTATCTAAAAATGAATAAATATGACAGATAAACAAACAATGTGGGTGGCATTAACAATTATTACTCTAGCAACAATGGTACATTTTGGAGAGCCACAACAAAAGAAAACAGCCGAAGAAGAATATTTTATATGTATGCGTAATCAGTATACAAACCATATAAAAGACGGAGGAAAAATATGCGAGCCGTTGAGAACTTTATTATCTAAAGATATAGAACAATGAAAGAAGAAATAACAAATGAAGACTTAATAGTGATTGCTTATGATAATGGTCGAAAATCTGGGCTATTTGATGGAATAATGATAGCTTTAGCAATAGGAGCAATAATAAAATTACTTTGGTAATAATAGAACAATGAAAAAAACACAATGCAATAATTGCAAAACAATCTTCACAGGAATAGGAACAATGCAATGCCCGAGTTGTGAAGGGCAAATGCACGAAATAGAATACAGCGAAGGCACAATATCACTTCCTAGAAAGCCTGTAATAATAGGTCTATGGCTTGTGGTGATAGGGTTATTAATAGCTAATGTGATAATGATCAGTAAATGAAAAAACCTGTATTAAAAAGTGGAAAACTTAAAGAAAAATGCCCTTACTGTGATAATCCTATAGTAAAAGGTTGTTTCAAAATGGGTTTACAAAGTTGTGATAGCTGTGTCTTATCTGGTCCTACTAGAGAACAATGTTTAGAGGCTTTAAAAATAATTAAAAAATTAAAATGACTGAAATAGAAGAAATTAAATTAATGAATTTTATTGTTAGTCGAACAAAGAAATTCATTATGGGTGATGGTAAGGTTGGGACATACATGATTGTTGATCTACCTGAATTTGCACAAGAAATTAATAAATATTTTAAAAAGAAAAATGAATGATAATGATATAGTATCAATAGGAAGTTCAATGGGTAAGGTGTATGCTCGCCCCAAGCAACATGAATTAGATATGTTTATACAAGACATTTCTAATTGGAATGTGGCTAGAGATTACCTAAAGACTTATCGTAATCTCAATGATGAAACTATAAAGAATTTTAATCTAGGGTTTGATTACTATCGCAACCAGATTGCTATCCCAGAATATAAAAATAAAGAGTTGGTTAATATAGGATTCCGATCTTTAGATAAAGAACCACAGGTTAAGTACACCAAAGAAAGAGGTTGTGAGAATTGGATATTTAATGAAGAAGCATTAGAGCTTGCAAAGAAGAATCAAAGTATTCTCATCTGTAGTAATCAGTTTGATGCGATGAGTGCGTGGCAAGCTGGGTTCAAGTCTGTTGTGTCTGTGCCAGTGGGTAAAGATGCTATTGGATTATGGATGGAGCTATTAAAGTCTATTCCAAGAATCTACATTTCATTTGAAGCAACAAGTCAGATGAAAAAGTTTGGTATTGGGTTTGCAGATAGATTGGGAACTGATAAATGTTTCGAGGTAAAACTACCAGATGAGGTTATTGATCTCTGCTCTTATTTCAAACAGTACACAGCAGAAGATTTCAAACAGATACTCAAAGAAGCAAGACCCTACTACAAATATACTTATACAGGATTGTCTGATATTATCACTTCACTTCGAGAGAAGAAAGATGATGACTTGACAATTAGTTGTTTACCTTTTATTAGTTGGAAAGATGGGTTCACTGCTGTTATGTCAGGTGTAACAAATGTTGGTAAAACTTCTGTTGCTTTGAATGTAGCAAATGAATTGGCAACTAGAGATATTCCAGTATTGTGTTTAGTTATTGAGCGTAGTATTGAGGACTCTGGGGAAAGATTCTTACAGATCAGATACAAGGAAACTAAAGATTCTATTAAAACAATACCAAGTGAGAAATGGGACTTTATTGCAAAAGATACTGAAACATTACCATTGTACTTTGCAAACACAAATATAAAAAGACTGGAGGAGATTATTGTTAAGTCAAAAACATTATTCAATACGAAGTTTGTAATTATTGACCACTTAGATAAATTGATCCGTAATAGTAGTGCAGGTAATTATATCGTTGAACAAGCATTTGCTATTGGAGAAATTGTAAAGATTTGTCAAGAGAATAATATCATGGCACTTGTTCTCCACCACATCAAGAAGCAAGAAGGTGTGAGTACTGTCCCCAAGAAGCCATCATTAAATGATTTGAAGGGATCAGGAAGTATTAAAGATGACCCAGAAGCTGTAATCATGTTATCTATTCCAGATCGTAATCAATTGGAAGTTGATATACTAAAAAACAAAGGACCGATGGGAAGTAGGATTTATGAGTTTGACACAGCCACAGGAGTTATAGGTCGAGATATCTCCTTCGTACCAGAATTATTAAATGAGAAACAAAAGGTTCAAATGAACTTTGATAAATTCTAATGAATGAATTTGAAATTAGACAATGGTTGCCATTAGTGATGGCAAATGATATAAGATTACAGGTTCATACATTGAGTGATGATGGTACTGGATGTTGGAAAGATCGGATACAGAAGTGTCCAAAGTGTCAAGCAGAATGGATACTTGCGGGATGTCCCGAAGTTGTTGTACAATAAGTTATCCACAGTTTTTAGCTTGACATAGGTATTACAAATATGATAGGATAGGTATACATAAGGTCGTATACAAGTCGCACATTATAAAATTAATATATAAAAATATATGTTTAATGAAAATAAAATAAAAAGGTTGGAAAGAGAAAATAGAGCTTTGAAAATTAGGATAGAAGAAGTAGCTGGTAAAACAGAAGGTGCTTTTAACACATTACTAGATTATTTCGGGTTAGAAGTTTCACAAAGAGATTTCTGTTACGGAGGGCGTACTAGGAATGAAGATGGTGTTATAATCCCAAAATTGGTAACAGAGTTTACAATTACTAAGAAAGTTAAAAATAAGAAGAATAAATAATATGATTGATCAAGAAAACAATGTAGGTGTAGCAAGTGGGTACAAAACAGAAGGTGGTACTAACTTTATAAAAGGTGCAGATTTTGATTCAGGAATGACTGTAGAAGTTGTTGGAATGACAAAGTTTACACCATCAGATCCTAAGTATGGTGTTAAAAATCAATATGGTGCAGGTGGAGTGTTGACAAAAGAGAATTGGTTTATCAAACAAGGTTTACTTGAGGAAGGAGATTCATTTAAGTACACATTTAAAGTAGATGGTGTAGAGAAGTCATTTGACAACTCAAGTCTATCATTCTACTTTGCATTTACAAACCTAGATCCTAAGGTTGGAGATAAAATATCTATCAAGCGTGATAAGAAATCTCAAACAGAAATCGAGTGGTCTATTAACGAAGTTAAATAAATAATATGTTTAATAAAAAACTAAAAGAAGAAATAGTATAATTAAAACAACAGTTAGCTAATGCTAAACGTACCGATCAGTATATTAATGATTTAAAAGCAGAACAAAAACGTGAAATTGAGACTTTAGAGCATAAGCATGCAATGAAAGTAAAAGATTTAGAGTTTGATTTCAAGAACTTTAAAGATACTGAATTGTTAAAAGCACATGAAGCTAATGTGAAGCTAACAAACAAGAATGATGTTCTTACAAAGGAAAATGAAATGATGAAGGAAATGGTAGATATTAATGCGGATATTGTTGATGTTAAAGATATCATAAATAAACTTATTGATAAACTACCAGAAGTAAATCTAAAAAGTCTGACTGTTAATACTACTAATAAATAGTATATGTGGAAATTGGTTGATACTAGGCATGATCCACTATCCTATCTTGTAGTTGAAACATATTTGAATGTTCAATCTGGTCAACGTGTTTGTATAAGATTTAATCCTGATCAATATCGCAATAATAGAGATAGAAATTATCTTATTGAAAGAGAACTTCGTAAATACGAAATGAGTACGCCATATGCTCAATTAGGTGTAGATACTGGTTATGGTGGATCTACTGCTACAGCGTATAATGCACATTCAGCATATTATAGTGATAATACAACAACACTAAGAGGAACAACATCAATAAATAATTGTGTAGTTGATGCAGAGAGTGTTCGTAGAGCTATTGATAGTATAAGAACTAGTATGACTGGAGTATCTGGGGATACACAAATTAAACCACCAAAGGCTAAAGTATCAAAACAAATAAGGCATCAGTATTTAAGAAAAAGATTAAAAGAAAGATTAACCAAGAATTAAATTATGTCAATAAAAGATACAATTGAAGACAAGAATGATTTTGCTAATCAAGAGATTGTGGCAAATGAAAGGAATCAAGGGTATTTCTTTGATGCTGTAAAGCATATACACTACCTTGATGGACAACCACTTATCGGTACTTCATCAATGGCTAGTGTACTTGCAAAGCCACTTACTTGGTGGGCTTCTGGTCTAGCTGTAGCAAAGCTTGGTTGGATACACAAGGGAGATAAGTCAAAAGGATTTACTCCGATCGAGAAGCGAATAGAAGTAGCATCTCCAATCAAACAAAAGATTGCAGAGATGACTGATCTTGAGTACATTGCTTTGCTGGATGAAGCATACAAAGCCCATTCAGTTAAACTTGATTCTTCTGCTAAAGCTGGTACAGACATGCACGAAGTTATGGAGGAATACATTAAGCACTGTATCAATCATAATAATTCACAACCTGATGCAACCTATAAATCACCATACGTAAATGTCTCTGATGAGAACAAAACAAAACTACAAATATTGGTTGATTGGTCTGTTACAAAGGTTAAGAGATTCTTGTGGAGTGAGGTGCATATGTATTCTAAGGTTCTATGGTTGGGAGGTATATCAGACTGTGGATTTGAGGATATGGATGGTAAATATGCTGTCCTAGATTTTAAATCAAGTAAGGAAGTATACCTATCTCAATTCTGGCAATGTTGGGGTTACGCTATTGAGCTTGAGGAAAATGGTGGATTCACCCCAGATGGTAAGAAGATCCTAACACTTGATAAACCAATAGACTATGTAGCGGTATTACCATTCGGTATGCCTAAGCCAGAAGTGTTCTATAATGTTGGGATAGTTGATGGAAAAGAAGCTGTTGATTGTATGGTTAAACTTTATAAGAAATTAAATTAAAAAATATGATATTATTATCGTTTATAGTTGGTATTATGGGTGGTGTGTTGATCGGAGTTGTACGTAAGCACAATAAGTTGGTGAATGTTATGATGAAGATGACTTATGCAATAGAATTGGAATCAAATGCTATTGATCGTCTTTACAAAATGATGGAAGAAAATAAAGAATTAAGTAATTTCTTTACTATCATACAGGAAATGGATGATCAAATAAAACCTGTAAAGAAGTCTAAAAAGCCCTTGACAAAAAAGAAATAACATGATATAATACCATCTATGGGTAAAATATTCAATAGTGCAAGTAAAATAGTTTTTATTCTTATGGCTTTGGCTGTAACAGGTGCAACTTTCACGAGGATATTAACTGGAGAACAGTTCTTACAATTAGCAAGTATGGCGTTCGTGTTTTACTTCTCTAAGAATCAACCCAGTTCTGGATCGAATTAGATCAATTAGGTAAAAGTTCGACAGTACTCAACTGTCAAATATGTTCAAAAATTATATACTGATTCTTTTAGTCGGACTCTCCCTGTTAGGATTATATCCACAAAGGACCACCGCAGATGAATCAATTATAAAGACTCAAGAACAATACATACAGGAGATCTTTGGTGCTAAAGCCAAGATAGCTACCGCAGTATTGAAACATGAGTCAGGAATGAACTTGACTGCTATAAACTACAACTGTAGATACAATGGTAAGAGTACATTCTGCAAAAGGGGTGATGAGCATAAGGCATGGTCTGTGGACTGTGGAATTGCTCAAGTAAATACTAAGGGTAAAGTTTGTCCTAAGGAATTACTAACACTTGAAGGTAATATGAAAGCTGTAGAGAGAATATATGAACAACAAGGATTAAATGCTTGGGTATCATATAAGAATGGTAAGTATAAACAATTTATGTAATTAGGAGACTCCATAGCAAAGTGGCAATGCGATGGTCTGCAAAATCATTAAGCGACAGTTCGATTCTGTCTGGGGTCTCCATTGGGGTATTAGTGCTAGCGGTAAAACATTTCGTTTGCAACGAAAAGTCCTGGGTTCGATTCCCAGATGCTCCACACAAGCTCGTGTCCTAACTAAACTAGGGCTAAGGCTAGGGTTTATCAACCGAATGATACTTGGATGATGAACTGACGTTGGGGTGAAAGACCTCGATCTCCCACGTATCAAAGCGATTAGATATGTTTAGGGTATTCTAAAAGCTGGGTTATAATTAAAAAGCATTAGAGGTGAAAGCCCCTCTGCGGGAGGTTAGAAATAACTTCCCTGCATATGGACTAATGTTCCAAGGATGGCGAGCGACACTCCAAACGTTGCTGGGTCGGTTCGATTCCGACAGTCTGTGCAACGAGGTATAGTGTCTCAAGCCACTATATTGCGTTATGCATTGTAAGCATTGATGGCGATGCACCTGCCTTCCAAGCAGGACAACAGAGTTCGATTCTCTGACATTGCACCAGGGGAAGATATGAGTTCGACTCTCATTCCCGCCTTCGGGTGGGATCGTCTAATGGTAGGACATACCCATAAACAGAGTTTAGCGTAGTGGAAGCGTATGCCCCTTGGACGGGTAAGGCGTAAGTTCGATTCTTACATCTCTGACAAGTGTTCTTTTAAAATTAGTGAGTGGTGGAATTGGCAACACGTCTGGCTTTGAACCAGAAGATTCTGGGTTCGAACCCTAGCTCGCTAACAATATGCGAATGTAGTTTAAAAGAAAGAATGGCGATCTTCGAAATCGTAAGATGAGGGTGCAACTCCTTCCATTCGCACCATACTATTGTAGTTCAAGGGTAGAACGTTCGGTTGTTAACCGATGAATGTGGGTTCGACTCCTACCGATAGTGCATTCTGGGTTTATATACCAGACAAAAGGGGCTTGTACTTCTGTACTGTGCAGTTTGCATAAATTAGCCCCATTGGGATTATAGTTTAGTGGCAGAACATTCGATTGTCTATCGAATTGTCGGAGTTCGATTCTCCGTAGTCCCGCAAATGAAAAGAGATAAAAAAGTCTCGAAGTAGTTAATTTGAATGGGCTGATTACCCACAGTCGCTTTATAAGTGTAATGCAATCAAATGAAAAACAACGAAATCAAAAAAATACAATTTGGTGGGTGGAATAAAAGACCCTTTAGTGAAATTCGTAAAAAGATTGACGTAATGATTCTTGAAGAAGAACTCCCAGAGAGACTTCGTAGACGAAAGAAAAAGAAAGTTTGTAAGTTTAATAAGGGTGTACATATATTCAAGAAACATGAAAAAGATTTTTTATCCAGAATTTATTGCCAAGAAATTTGCGTAAATTGTGGAAAGCAGAAATGGAGTTAGATGGGGATTCTGGGGTAATAGTAGCCCTCCTGGTTGTGAACCAGTAAGACTCGGAGCATAACCGAGGTTTCCCACAATGTCTTTATAGCTTAGTGGTAAAGCAGACGGCTTTTAACCGCCCGATGAAAGTTCGATTCTTTCTGGAGACACAATATTGCAGGTCAAGTGGTCTTGGGAAATGTCTCATAAGCAATTCCTCCGAGTTCGATTCTCGGACATGCAACACTGTAATGTGGTAAGGGAACCACACGTTAAACAAAAAACCAATCGGGGATAGAAGTATCCTTGCTTGCCTTAATAGTTCAATGGCAGAACGCTGGTTTTGTAAACCTGATATTTCAGTTCGATTCTGAATTTTGGCTCATTGTTTCATTAGCATAAAAGTAATGCACTGGCTTGAAATCCCAGATAAAGTGGTGCATTACCACTATGGAACACAGTTCATCGACAATTTATAGTAGATTATTTTAATGGCAAAAAAGTGAGCTTATACCTCACCATCAATGGTTCGATTCCATTATCTACTACCCGCATTTAATTTAATGGCAGAATAATGTACTGATACTACATTTACGGAAGTTCGATTCTTTCAATGCGGACATTTGGTTGTGTCGTCCACTGGTTAAGACATTTGGTTTTCAACCAAAGAAACAGGGTTCGATTCCCTGCACGATCACATTGGAGTGTTAGCACAAGAGATAGTGCAAGAGCGTTCTAAGCTTTGGATCAGGGTGCAATTCCTTGACACTTCACATTGCGAGATTAGTTTAATGGCAGAACATTGGTGTTACATACCAATTGCAGGAGTTCGATTCTCTTATTTCGCACATTGCGTTGTATGTTCAATGGGTGAACAACGGATTGTAAACCCGTATCCTTCGGGACAAGTTAGTTCGATTCTAACACAACGCACAGTTTGGAAGGTGAAACAAATTTTATAGATTGAACCTTACCCCGACACACATCAATAGTCATTGCAATTGAGATGGAGTCGTTAAAATAGAAGATTGCCAGAGAGGATTATTGGGTCGGTTTTGAAAACCGAAGGGTGTAAAAGCCACATGAGTTCGAATCTCATATCTTCTGCATTCCGCTTATACCCCAACAGGTAGAGGGAGAGGATTTAAACCCCTCAAAGTGCTAGTTCGAATCTAGCTAGGCGGACATTCCTTGTATGGTGCAAATGGTAGACACAGTCGTCTCAAAAGCGATACAGTGCTGGTTCAACTCCAGCTACAAGGACATATGCTTCGGTGATGGAAATGGTATACATATTCGCCTTAGAAGCGAAGTTTTGGGAGTTCAACTCTCCCCCGAAGTACAAGCAAAAAACCCCTATATTTCAAAGGGTTTTTCGTGTTTTGGTAAAAGCAGTTTTTAATGCTTTACATTGTAGGCGGGCTACAAACTATGAGTAGCCCTCGCAGATGTATATGATTGGGTAATCTATCTACTTCTGTAGGAGTTCCTCTTTAGAGAGGGGTTTTCTGGTAGCCCAGATCAAAGAAAGAATGAATACAATTAGTGCCATTTTAGTTATTTCTAAAAGGTGGGAAATCAAGTTGAACTTGTATTGGCTTATAGCACATTACAACATTCACAGTAGAACATTTAGAACATGTACAAGAATAAAATTCCTGCATATAATTCTGACTTTTCATAGGTGGATTTTCAGCATACTCATTATGATGACAATGTCCACACTCATAATTAATTAACATAATGTAAACCTTTTACTTTTATTTTAACATCTCTTTCTCCGTTTTCACGAATAAGAATAACAACATACAGGTGGTCGAGGTCTCTGATAGCTTCTTCCACTTCATGGGCGACTTGTTCTGCGATTGATTGTGTCATGGTACTTTTCTTTTATTATATCATATTAAGAAACATAACACAAGTGAGTTATCCACAGGTTTACACTTGACACGCATTGTTTAATTTGTTATACTTATTTTATGAAAAAACAATTACCAGACTTTTTTCCATTTGGGTTATACCCAGTAGATAATCCTAGTAAAGTATTAACAGCACAAGAACGTAAAGATACACCTGTGTTTAGTGGTGTATTAAAATATTTTCCATTGGCGATAATGGAAGTATCAAGGGTTTCTAAAGCAGGGAATGATCAACATAATAAAGGTAAACCACTTCACTGGGATAGAAGTAAGTCAACAGATGAAGCAGATGCTTTGGCTCGACATCTTATACAATCAGGTACACTTGATACAGATGGTATTAGGCACACAGCAAAGGTCGCATGGAGGGCATTAGCATTATTACAAAAAGAATTAGAACAAGATGAAAAAAAAAGATAAACCAATAGAACCACCAGTAGAAAAACCAATCACCCCAGAGGAAGCAATGCAACATTTTATTGCAACAAACCAATCACAAAATAGACACACAAGACGATCATTAGCAAGACTTATTAAAATGAAAATAGTTGGTACAAATGTACCTTATAGAAAAGATGCAAAAACAAACAAAAGAAAAAACACCAGAGCAACAGTCGAAAATAAAGAAGTTGAAAAACTTTCTTAAACATCTTAGGATCGCAAGAGCTACTGATCCAGAAAGTAGTGAGCATCAAGTACACTTAAGAAAAGCAACTAAATTAGCTAAGAAATATAAATATGATGAACAAACAGCCTAGTATTATAGTTTTTGATGAGGAAACTAGCCCCCAATTAGGATATTTCTTTGGTGGTATATGGGAGACAAATATAGTAAAAATTGTGGAATATGAAACAATTATCACTATATCATATTGGGATTCTAAAACTAATAAAGTCAAAAGTATATCTCAATGGGATTTTTCAGATTGGAAGAAAGGTAAATGGAATGATAAAAGTTTGGTTAAATATTTTAGAGAAATAATAATTAAATATGATATAATTGTTGGACAAAATTCAGATCAGTTTGATATTAAGTTGTTTAATTCAAGATTAGCTTTTCATGGTTTTGAACCACTACCAGATACTAAAACATTTGACACAAAAAAGATAGCTAAAGGTAAATTAAAATTACCAAGTTACTCACTTGAAATTATGGCAAACTTTTTTGGGTTAGAAGGTAAGTATCATCACTCTGGTTTAGATATGTGGTTTAAATGTAAGGATGGTGATAAGTCTGCACAAAAGGAGATGACTCACTACTGCAATATTGATGTTATTAAAACTAAAGATGTATTCTATAAATTATTACCATTTACTAAGTTTGATAATACATTCAGTCGTGTTTCTGATAATCCTAATTGTTTGAACCCATTATGTTTATCAGAAAAGGTTACTAAATCCAAAAAAAGAAAGGTCGTTGGAGGTTATAAGTATCAATATCAGTGTCAAGATTGTGGGTCTTATTTCACTGATAGTAAAAAAATATGAAAGAAAAATATAAAATCACAGATGGAGTTAAAAGTATAGTCTTATTAGGAGATAATGGATTTAGTCGTAGGATGAAAGCAAACCCAAAAGATAAACTTGTTTTACAGATAAATATTCCTTTTGTATATAAAGTAAAAATACAAGACCCTACTGTTGGTTTTGATTATAACTTTGAGATAACCCCTGAAGGAACATTTTACTTTGAACGAAGGACAAAAACACAAGCATTTTACAGATTACAAGCATTTAAGTATAATAAGTGATATGAAAGAAAATAAAACAGAATTTATCATAATTCGCGTAACAAAGAGTGAGAAGGATAACTTTATTAAACAAGCAGGAAAGAATTTGTCGAAGTTTATTAGACAACTTATTGGATTAGACAATGATACAAGTCAATAAAGAAATGAAATCTGGTGTTCTACTTACATCATTTGCCCGATATTGTGTAGAACATAAAGAGCAACGCTTCTGGCAAGCACTCTGTAACTGGGCTAATGTGCAATCTGTACATCTAGTCAGAGATGTTACAAAGGATGCTATTAATTATGTTGATACTTGGTATATGGAGGGGAAAAACAAATGAAGATAATCTTACCAATCTACTACCAGCAAGAGTTTAAGACAAAGAAAAATAAATCATTCTTAGTTGGACTTAACTGGTATAGAAATGCTCATTACATGATAAGCAATAAGGTAAAACATTGGTATCATGATGAAGTTAAGAAACAGATTACAAGTGAAAAGTTTGGTAAGGTTAGAGTCCATTACGATGTTTACGCCCAAAGGAATGGAACTGATGGTCCGAATATTAGGTCGATATTGGAGAAGTTTGTGTTAGATGGTTTAGTGCAAGCAGGTGTAATAGAAGATGATAAAATTGGTATCCTACTTGGGGACAGTAGTGAATACTATATAGATGGCGAAAATCCCCGAATAGAAATTAATATTAAAGAAGTAAAATAAATATATGATTATAAATGCAAAAGTTGTTTTAAATGATTTGGCTGGTCAAGCTTTAAAAGATAGTGAAGGTAACATGGTTACTCTAGGTAAAGCCCTAGCAAATATTGTTATCAGTTCAGAAGAAGGTAGTAAGATTAAGAATTATATTCTAGCTACAGAATTATTCAAGGGTCAAAATATAACAGTTGATGATGCTGATCTTTCTAGTATTAAGAGTGCAGTAAAAAGTACAAAAATATACAATTCACTTGTTGCTGGTCAATGTGAGATGTTGCTTGAGAAAATAAAAGAAGAATCATCTACTACTAAGAAATCAAAATAAAAATGACATTTAAAGAAGCATTAGCAAAAGAAAGAGCAAAGAATATAAACAACCAAGCTACCTATCCAATGCTGTGTAGTATTCTACAAGAATCTGGGGCTTCAAGACTTGAATGTAAGAAGCTATTTAAAGAGAATATGCCAATAGATGAGTATGATAGTCATGAGGTGGATGAAATGGTGGACTACCTATTTGCTAGAGCCCAAGAATAGCAAAAAATATGTCTTATATTATAAGGATTATTTGGGAATTTATTTCTAAATTTAAGCTATAAACAATGTAAAACCCCTAGACGGACCAATCTAGGGGTTTCTTGTATTAAGTGTCTTATTTAGAGACTTTCTACTAGTTTTATCGCTTCCTGTAGTTTTGCAATAACCTCTTGTTTAGTAGGTTTAGATGGTCCTTTTGCACGAGCAACTAATTTATTCATTATACTTTTATCTACTCCTGGACAATTAGGTTTACGCGTAGGATCAATTTCATAGTGCCCTATTATATGATCTCTATCAATTGGGATATTCCATCTCTTTGCAATAGATTGTATAAGTTCTACACTAGAAGCAAACATTTGTTCTGTCCCATTATTTAGATCTTGACCTTCATGTTCTATTGATATAGTATATGAGTTTGGATTTAATCCTGGTTTATATAACTTAAATGTTGGAGCTTTATTTATTGGAGGAACTCTTAATCCATTACCCCAAGCTGTGTCTTCTTCTTTAACATATTGATGGACCTCTCCATTTAAGCCAATCCCATAATGAGTTGATACTTGTGAAGAAGGACTTGAAAAATGACTATCAGTACCGATTAAAGTACCAGCCATTATGTGAATAACAATAACCTCTGGTTTTTGAGATCCTCTACCCACTGCAAAATTTGGTGATGGAATTTGTTTTATGTTCATATTATACTATATATTTGGTTAATAATCTCCACACTGCCATTAGTGATCCTACAGCTACAACCACAGAAGCAAGCCATTTTATAAACGTACCAATACTTCCAAATCCTCCAAATAAAGTACCCCAGAAATTCTTAATTTTAATTATAGGATTTGTTACTGTCTCGGCTACACCTAAAGCATTCTTAACTTGTTTCTGTTCTTGTAGTATGGAATCAATTTTAATATCCATATCTTTATATTTTTCACCTCTCTTTTGGGAATCAGAATCTTGTCTTTCTAAGTGTTCTTTAAGATTTTTTACATCTTCTTTGATACCATCTATTTTACCATTAACTACTACTTTTACAACAGGTGGCACTACTTCATTTACAGCTTCAATAACAGAAGTATGAATTTCATTTTTCATCTTCTTAATAATATCAGAAGCCAAATCAGAAGTAAGACCTCTTGATGAAGCCAGTGCATGATTTATATAGTCTTTTACTTCATCAGATGTCATTTTATGCTTCTGTTAATTCTAATTCTTCTAATACCCAGTCTATTACTACTTGGTCATCAGTACCCCAAGATTGATATATGTTGTTCGGCATAAATAGAAACTTATCTTCAAAAGTCCTTTCTTCGTTCATAATGCGTACTTGGACCTGTGGTATTTCACCCAACAAAAAAGACATTATATTAATCTCTATTTTATTTGCTTCACCAAGCACTCCGTATGATATTGTTTGTATGTTTGTCATATATTTATTATTTGTTATTTGTTAATCGTTTGTAGTTTTAGCTGTTAGGTAATATGTTGTACCATTAACTTCGACTTCAATTGTTCTATTTTGTGAAGTTGGTGTAACAGTTGCAACCGCACCGAATTTCCAAGCATGAGCTGTACCACCACTCGGAGCAGCTGATGTGTAACTTCCTGTGGATACAACATTACCTGTGTTATCAACTGAGAATTTTGTTGCACCACTTATTTGCCAGTCTGCAAAGTAGTGAGTTGTACCAGTTAGTGAAGTTTCAACATCGTTTATAAATATATCTGTGAAGTTTGACCCTGTAACTGAACCTGTGTGGTTGATAGTATTTTGGATATCAAGACCTTTTAATAATGGACTTAATGCAGCCGATATTGTTGAAGTTACACTCATTGAATACCCACGAACATCGGCATAAGCAGTTAATGTTGGTGTTACGCTCGCACCTTTCCAATAACCACTAGCACCACCAGTTTGGTTGATAGTACCAACAATATTTATTGCTTCTACTGTACCTGAACCTGATGTTGGAGCCATTGATGCTTTAGCTACAACAGATTTTGCATTACCTGTTGTATTAGCCCAGTTACCTGTGATACCTGTTAAAAATGCAGTAGCAGCACCACCAAAACCAGTGTTCATACCAACGAAGATACCATTACCTCCAGAGGCATACGCACCATTTACGTCAGATGGATATATTTTACCTGCACCACTGTTTGTTCTTGAAATATAAAGTGTACCTGTACTATCTACTCTAAATGTAGCCAGACCTGATGCTGGAATGAATGTTTGAAAATCACCATCTGAACCAAATTGAGCAGATTTTAATATTGAACCACCATTGATTGATGTGCTAATTTGCAAGTTACCAGTTGGAGCTGCTGCACCCTGTACAGGCAAAACGTCTATAAGGAAACTAACGTCTTGACTAGCTGCGGTTGCGTTTGTTTTCCAACCTTTACCACTTAATCTTAATGCAGGTGATATTTTTTGAGCACCCACAGTCGCAGCAGTTGCATTTTCTAGAAGCAATCCTCTTGTAAGGGATTGTGTTGTTGTTAGACTATTCTCAAATATAGAAAACCATCCATTTCCGTCAATAGTTGCACGAACATTTGAGATAAGAGTTCCACCAGTAATAAATTGTAGAGATTTTCCAGATGTTGCAGTACCAATAGTTAATTGCTCTCCATAACCATATATGTATGTACTGTTTGCTTGTCCAGAAGTAAATAATGGGTCAGCATTACCAGATGAAGCAATACCCATGTTTATATAACTTGTACCAGCATCATTGTACGCAATAATATCAGAAGAAGATGTTGATCCGTTAGAAGTATTTTGTACATTTAATCCTGCAAAGAATGATGTTGTAGATTTTGTCGCCCAAATTGCATCAGTTGTAGAGCTTGGCGTATATCCTGTGATTGTACCACCACCTACGTTTAATATTTTATTTGTATTATCCCAAAATAGGTTACTATCTGCATCAAAAGCACCAGCACCATCGTTGAATTGTATTTCACCAGTTGATCCAGCAGGAGTTCCTCCGCCTCCACCAGAAGCTACTACACCTCTCCAAGTATTAGTACCAGCATCGTATGCTAATACATACTCATCTGTTACCGCAGTGAAGTCTACAATCATATTTGTATCTCCTGTTGTAAGAGTAAGAGTTCTGTCAGCAGTTAAGTTTGAACCTGGAGCTATAATTAAATCATGAGTTCCATTTGTATCTAGGATATGAAGTCCTGTATTAGGTAAAGTAAGTTCACCTGTAATAGTTATGTTTACAGTTGACAATATGTCTGTTGATGTATCGAATGTTAGTGAAGCATCACCTTCGATTGTTCCATCTCCAGTCCATACTCCGATTTGGTTGTTTACAGGCGTACCAACTTTTGTTACATCTCCACCACCTGAAATCGTAGCCCAAGTATTATCACCTCGTAAGTATGTTGAAGCAGATGGTGTACCTGTTGCAGAAAGTGAAGCAGTAAGTGAAGGTGTACCATCAACATACGCAAGGTCTACGAATGTACTATTAGACACCATACCACCGACAGCATCTTGAGCTAGTTCGTCAGTATATTGGGTAATTGTTGATGATATAACACCTGTACCATCGTTATATGATAGACCAGTACCTACTAAATTACCAACAGCGTCTTGAGCCATTTCGTCTGTGTATTGTGTTATATCTCCAACATAAAGTATGTTTCCATCAGATACCGCTGTGTCAAATTGAGCCTTTGTTCCTGTTATACCTACAATAGATGTCTGGTCGCCAGTGTTTGTACCAGAAAGACCTAAATCAGTTTTAAGTGTAGCAAGTGTTTGTACTTCTGGAACTCCAGTTGCTGCAGTTTTTCTATAGAATACTGTTCCTGTTGCAACATCAGCCATTTTAGCTAAAGTAACATTGGCATCAGTTATGTCAGCAGTCACAATATTAGAAGCAGAAAGAACACCAGAAGTTAAATGAGCTACACCTGTTCCAGTTGCACGTTTAATTGTTTTACCACCTGTACCATCAAATAGGGCTACTTCACTATCAACAGATGAAGCTACGCTAGATGATACATCACCACCACCACCAGAACCAGTTGTTACACTCACAACACCACCACCATCATCAGTTACTGCTCCGTTAGTAAATTTAATTGTTGTAACATCAGTAACTAGAGGATTACCATCGATATCTTGTACAGTAATACCACCACCTGAACCAGAACCTAAGATAAAGTTACCATTTGCATCTTGTGTAAGCCCAGAATAATCAACATCAGTTAGATGTTTAAGCGAGCTAATACCTACTACTTTATTACCACGAATACGACTATTAAAATCTCCCTTAATAGCATTAATATCAAGCCATTCTTTTTTAACACTTTGTAATTTAGAAACTATTTCATCTGGGGTATCAGGTGATCCATCTTCTCCGTTCTTCCCTGGTTTACCATCTTCACCTTTTGGTCCTGGAGCACCTGTGTCTCCTTTTGGTCCTTGTTTACCTTGAGGACCTTCTTTACCAGCAAAACCATTGATTATAATAGTATCAGCTTTCTTTACCACTTCACCATCTGCTTTAATTTCAACAGAACCCATTGGACCTTCTGGACCAGTTTCTCCTTGTTTTCCTTCTGGACCTTCTTTCCCTTGTAGATTTTCAAGACCAAGAATCTGTACTTTTTGTACTTCTGGTTTTTCTGTTTCTTTAAGGTCAGAGATTGCTTTTGTAATGTCTTCGTATCCTTTCTTGTGTAAGTGATACTTTTGTCTCTCGATACTATTTTCGTCTTTTTTAGGTTCTTTCATTTGTAATTTGTATTATAACATAATAACTATTAATTGTCAAGGTTTATTGGTCGTATGATGTTATTCCCATTACATCTGTCATGGCATTTAAAAAGTGTTCTGACAACTCTTTATCATCACCATTAAATATAGTTTCATAAGCTCTTTCTACTACTCCAGATGCTGTAATAGGACCAGCCAAGTTAAGTGCTTCTCTGCCTAGTGTAGCTTTCCTACCCATATAATCTTTACCTACAGCTACATCAGTTAAAACAGATGGTATAGGTGCTAACTTAGAACGGAATGTTCTTAATAATACATCTCCTCTAGTTTTACCTTTGTACACATTATCTTCATTAAGATTAGTTACTTTACCATTCTTGTTTACTTCTCTTTTAAGTACCATCTTTGCTCCTAGTTTAAATAGCCATTCACCTGGCATTTTTATTCCATACCA